GATTAAAAAAGCTAAGACGTTTAACATATTTGCTAACACTACCTAATTGAATTGAACCATTCTTATCTTCATAACTTCTAATGCGATCTTGAGAAGGCATTTCATTGACATTAGGAAAACCATTAATTTGCCTCCAAACTAAACTTTTTAATCCTATTTCTGTTACATCACATTTCCTAGTATTTGAAAAAGTTGCAAGTTCTACTTTTTGAACAACTAAAGACTCATAAGGCAATTGTGTTTGATCAGTATTTCTAAATTCTATATATCCAGATTCGTCAGCTTTTAGTTGAATAGCTTTGTTAAATCCTTGAGATCCAGAAACCCATCTATTACCATTATCTTCACTAATTACAGTCATCAAAGTTGAACCAACCATATATTGTTCTCCTAAAGCCATTGAATCATCAACATTTTCTCTTGTTGTATTTGCAACACTTCTAGCGTCTGCTGAACCCCAAGGTGAAAATTTATTCCATTTTTTTGTTGGGTCAACATTCGTAATAGACGAATCAATCCATGCTGTCTCTTCTAACGCATGATAAATTCGATAATTAACAATTAATGATCCAGGTACAACTTGATTAGGATTTAATACAACACCATTACCAGCAGTTGAATGAGTAGGAGATGCTGCTGAATTTGTTATGCCAACGTATCTAGGATATTCATGGTAAAGCTTGCCCATTTTATATCGTGCATCTCTTTTTACGTTGTCATCACCATCTTTAGCTAATAAAATTAATTCCCAATTAACTTTATAAGCATTGCCATTAGGCATAGGTGAATATAAGCCAAAAGTGTTATTTGTACTTGGTGTTTTTGTGCTACTAAAACTTGGCTTATAACTAAAAGAACCATTCTGATAGATCTTTACCATGAACGGATCAGTATCGTCATATTCTCTATTACCTCTAAAACCATAATTATTAGAATTTTTAGATGAACCTTCTTGATATTGATCGTGACTACTTGAAGGTGTTTCAGTATCAGAAACTCCTTGCAATCTGCCATCAGTTCTTCCCCCTTTAGAAAAATATACTTTTTGTTTTGATAAAGGAAGATCAGCTAAAAAGTTTTCTCCTAAAGCCAAAGAGTCAAATTGTGGTTTTGCTCCTATTTCACCATTAGAAAATAAAACAATTGCATTAATCGTTTCACCGTACTGAGTTGTTCTTACTTGTGACCAAAGAAGCTGACTAGAAGCTCTTACACCTTGTCTTGCATAAACCAAAGGGATAAACGAACCTAATGAAGCTAAATCTTGTAGAGACTCAAATCCATTTGTAGGATTAAAACGACTTCTACCTTGAACGCCGCCAATAGTTAATCTTGGTGCTTGGCTTGGATCTTTAGGCTTTGGAGCCATTAGATATGACGCAGTTGCAAGAGCAACACTTACTGCAACTGAACCCCAAAAGCTAAGACCTGTTACTGCTCCTGTTGCAACATTAGTTGTTACCATCCAAGCTGGTAAAGCTTGGGGCATACATACGATGCTTGCTTCTACAGGTCTAGCTTCAATTAAATCTAAAAATTCAAAATATTCCTTATCTGTAATCCCTATAGATTCACATAGTTTTATTTCGTAGGGTAATAAAGTTCGATAACCGCCAATTCTCCTATGGGACTCCATCGAACCGTCTTGTCTGCGAATGAGAGCCAACCGCCTTTCCAATAAACTGCTAGAGCGTAACCTTTTTCTGCTTTGCAGAGAGCTACAACTCCGATATTAGCGGTTGTTGTAAGTGTTCCCCACTTTTTTAGTTCATCACGAAATACCTCATAATCTTTTTTTATTAAACGCTTGTACCACGCACGATTTTGTAAAGGAAAATCTATTCCGTAATTTCTAATAACTTGTCCAGCTAACGAGGCACAATCAGCAGCTTTATGTTGATCTGGATTTGCTCCTAAGCGATAAGGCAAACCTAACAACATTGCAGTCTTCACCTTGTCACTATGCGCCCAGTTACAGGTAAATGCCCTACCAAGCTACTTGTTAAAAAACGACCAGTATTTCCACCAACTGCATCTATTGAAGAAGTTAATAGCAGTTCAATTGTTGCGTTGTCATATCCCATTGAAGCTATCTTCCAAATATCAAACGCTAAGACTGTCTCTACTGCACTAAAAGTTAAATCAGTCATTTTGCAAATAGAAACCTTGACGCTATAACCCTTATTTACAGCTTCGGCTGCATAACTCATTGATAATTTATTTGCCCCAACAGATCCTTCTCTATTTGTACTCTCATTAGCTAAAACCAAAGCTGATTCAAGATTATTTCCATCATTAGATCTGGTTGCACCTTGATAGATAAAAGAAAGAAAATTAAATTTGGCTCCACCTCCTACTTTTGCATCACTTATACCACTAATACTTGGTTCACTATTTTGAAATCGGTGCTGAACTGCACCTGAAATATCACCTGAAGGTGGGACTAATTCTGGATCATAGATTTCTATAAAGGTAACTAAAGCTATAGCACTCATTACATTCCTAACCTCCCTCTAGCAGAACGATTGTTTTGTAATGATCTCATCGTAGCTGTTTCTCCTAATGCAGCACCTTTAGTAGCAGCAGCTTGAACAATGCTATTTACAGCAGACCTTGGTACATATTGATCACCATTAAAGTTCAATGTTGGCCCTGTGTAATTCACATTAGTTGTTCCACCACCACCTCTGCCACCATGCATTTCAACTCCAAGTTTTCCACTCGATCCTCTCTTGAGGGGTAGTATCGCTTCAGGGCCAGCTTCACCCATGATCCCTAGTTTTGACCCACCATATTGGAACATTGTTGGCGAGTTAACTACACCACCTTTTCTATAAGGAACAATATTATTACCAGCAATCACACCACCATCAGCCAAACCTGGAATAGCAAATCCCATTGCTTTCATTAGCGGTGCAGTAATGGTTGCCCTTATAGCAATCTTCAACATGTCAGCAAGAATACTTGAGACTAAATCTTTAAACTCCAGTTTTCCTGTTTGAGCGAACTTAACTATTGCATTTTCCATTTTGCCAAATGCACCAACTACAGCAGTTTCGATTTGTTTTGCATAATCAAAACCTTCTTTTGCAAATTTAGCAAGAGGATTTTCTGTTCCATCACCGCCTGACATTGAACTCATTTTTAAAGCTTTTTCCATTAACTCTTCCATAGAAGCCCCATCTTCTACTGCTTTTCTAAAATCTTCTATTGCTTCAGTTAACTCTGCATATTCTTTTTTTAATCTTGCAATACTATCTATTGCTCCTTGTCTACCAGCTTTAAATTCCTTGCTATCTTCTATTTGTTTGATTTTTTTCTGAATCTCTAATCTTCTCTTAAATATTTTATTTACATCCTCTTCGGTTGCATCCCCAGATGCTAATTTTGCTTTTAATCTATCGTTTGCTGTAGCGAACCTATAAGCAGCAATTGTAGCGGCAGTAAGACCAGCAGCTAACGCAACATAAGGATTAGCAAAAGCAGCAATATTTGCTTTTATTTGAGCAAACGTCATTGCTTTTAAAGCAAGAACCATTGCTCCTATTTGCTTGACTACTACTGCTAAATTCATCGCTGCCAAAGCAGCCCCTAAACCAGTAACTTTTAGAGCCACCCCAGCAGCCACACCTCCAGCAACAGCCATAATCGAAGCAAGTGCATGAAAATTATCAACTACAAATTTAATTATTCCAGCTATAGCTTTAAAAACAGGAATCATAGCCTTAGATATAGTTACAACTGCTGGCAACATAGTTGTTAAAATTTGAATACCAATTTCTTGGAATTGTTCTCCAATAGGAATTAACTGTTTACCGACAGATATTCGTAATTCATTAAACGCAACTCTTGCTCTTGCGCCTGCTTCTTCACTTGACTTAGCAATCTTTTCAGCGATTGGAATATATTCTTTACCAAGAGAAATTACAAATTTCTCAAGCATATCTAACCCTACCGTTCCATCTTTCAACATCTTCTGCAAACTTGCAGCTTCCATATCATTTGCCTTCGCAAACTTGGTCACGGCTGCTGGGAAGCGTTCACCGAGTTGCCCAGAAAGTTCTTCGGCTGATACCTTCCCTTTTGAATAGATTTGAACAAGTGCAGTTATCGCTGCTTTTGCATCTTCCGAACTGCCTGCCGTACCTTTAATAGCTGCAATTACACTTGTAAATGCCAAAGAAGCATTATGTACATTTCCTCCAGCACCAATAACCGCAGCACTTAGCCGAGTCATACCTTTAATTGCTATCTCTTGAGGAACATTGAACTGTTTAGTAACTCTTGCAGCAGTTGCCAATGCATTTTTATATGCCTCAATAGAAGCCGCTGGATCTCCTTCTACCTTGGTTGCTCCTTCTAAAGCAATTTTTGATTTCTCTATATCTGCTGCATAAGTAGTTGCACCACTTATTCCTTCTACAGCAGGCTTTAATGCAAAACCTGCTGCAACACCAGGAATAGTGCCAGCAGCAAAACCTTGACCAGCAAGTTTACTTATACCACCACCAATTAACCCAGTTACGCCAGGTAAAGGGCCACCAAACGCAGTAGCACCAGCAACTGAACTCAAGCCTTGGAACATATCTTTACGTCCAAAGCTTGCTTTATTCATCGAAGCATTGGCCTTAGTTATCGCACCTTGTACCCTATTAATTTCTGTTGTGAGTTCTTTAAATTCTTGTGTACCAATTTCTACTGTTTGGCGTACTCTTGTTAATGCATCTGCTTGAGCATTTAAATGACTAATCGTGTTAGGAGTTACTTTTCCTAACCCCATAATTTCATTCTTTAATTTAGTAACCCCTGTTCCAGCTAACTTAATAGGATTCTCTAATTTCTTAAATTTATTTCCTAGACCTTGCAACTGTGCAAAGCCTTGCAAGTCAAGTTTTAACGAAACGGTTTCAACAACTTTTCCAGCCATATCAAGAATCCTTCTTATTCATTTCAAGCAGAGCAGTATGTTCCATGATTTTTAAATCTTCGAGCATTTCTTGTCTGTCCTTTACATTGTATATGTCAAATAAACCCCCTGCACTTAATAAGACCTCATATTTCAAACCAACTACTCCTCCGAAAGACATACTCCATTGAGTTTGCATCCTTAAGAACATCATTACTGTTTCCCAATTTTCTTCCCACACAACACATCCATCTTCTTCTTCTTTTGGTTTCTCAGGTAATTTAATGCCAAAAATTTTAGCATCTTCATCTACCTGTTTATCTGATCCGCTGCCACCCGAAACCCAATAAAGGGCAGCATCAGTTAGTTTTTTGCATTTGCATTTTGATAAAAATTACCAAATGCCTCAACTACACCAGCAACAAAATCAACATCTTCAGAAAAAGCTTTTAATTCTTTATCACAAAAAGGAATATCTTTTCCTTCTTCATCTTGAATTTGACTCCATCCAACAATAATTTTTTTCAAAGCACCAAAATCTTGTTCAGCTTCAAACTTAGTAAGTTCTGATTTTTTTAATCTTTTAAATTTAATAATAAAAGTAGAACTTTCAAATTCTCCTGGTTTTGTTTCTGATGGTTTCTTTACTTCAACAGGCCACGGATAAGCAGATACCTTTTTCTTGATAAAACTCATAAGATAAGTAATAGAGATACCTTGCTACTTTAACCATAAAAAAAGAGGGCGTAAGCCCCCTTTTAATCAAATCAAAGTTGATTTACTTATATTGAAGCTCAAATTCATCATTTCCAGCAGTTGATGGACATGCAGTAAATGGAATTTCAGCCATTACAATTCCATTCAACTCTGAATATATCAACTTTACTTGAAGTAAATTTAACAATGTTACCTGCTGTATCACCATGAGTAAATTGCAAATTACCTAAACTTGAATCGGTTAAAGCCGCAGCAAAATAATCCTTAGTACCTGGCTTTGGTGCTTCAATAGTGACAGTACCTGTTGTCTGTCTATCTATCAAATGAACTTCTTTGGTTCCCCCAACAAGTTCCATGTACTGAGTTTGTACTCCAGCATCAAAGGACAAACTTTGTAACGCACCAGCATAAGACAATAACTCAAACCCAGCAGTATTACCGTTCTTAAATACTAATGGTGTGGCTTGCGCCCCGTAAGTAACAGAAGGTAGTGCAGCATTAGCAGGAGGTACATATATTCCTTGGAACGAAAACTCAATTGTAGGAATCGAACCCACCTCGGCTGAGATAGTAAATGTTCCTCGACAGCCTGTTGTCTTATGTAAGACCCCATCTACGTTGTAATAAATAGTTGCTGATTCAAAAGAACTAGATACAGGTGCATAAGTAACACTTGTATTGGCAGCGACTGTCTCGCTAAGGCCACATGCCCTAAGTGCTTTCCCCACTCTGGGAGCCGTGCCTGCTGCGGTTGACCCTGCGAGTTCTACGCTGAACGTACACTCAACTCTTGTATTAGCTAGTAACTGTCTTGAAGCACCGAGATAAGGTCTAATTAAATCTCTGGAGACAACATCACTCGCTTGAGGAGTTATCGACAGATCCCTTACTAGAATTGCGTCTGCGCCCGTTGGAGTTGGATCTGTTCCGTAACTGCTTTCCAGTTCCAGAAGAATTACTCGTTTCCTTTCCAGAAGTGCCATTGTCGTTTACCTGATTTGGGATAGAGGGAGAAGTGCGCTTGATTAAAGTGCGTTCGCCTGTT